ATCTGTTTTTTTATTAAATTCTTTGTATTCTGCAGTTTTATGATATTCTTTTAAGTTTAATTTATTTAATCTATTTTGTTCTTTAATATCCGTAATTTTTCTATATTCATTTTGTTTTTTTATAAATTCTTTGTGTGCTTTTGATGTTGCAAAATAATTTTGAATATATTTTCCATTTTCTTTACGTTCATCTTCTACCTCTTTCATAAGATCTTTACAATGTTTTTTCTTACATTTCTCTTTTTTTTTCGCATTTACAAGTAGTGATTCTAATTGTAAAATATCTTTGACCTGCATTTATTATAAATGAATATACGTTTCTATTGTATAAACTATATTGAGTTTATTTTACAATTAAAATAATGTTATTATATAATATTTTTTAATAGTAAATATGAATAACAATTTATTAGAAGGTGGTTATGCTAAAAAACCATATTTACCAATTGGCAAACAATTTGTTTGCGGTAAAGAAAGAGTTATATATAAAAAAAATGTTAATAATGATTCATCTAAAGTTTATATGAGACATAATGCAAAATATGTACAGGTTGTGAATTTTGAAAAAGAAATGATTGCTAAAGGAAAATGGAAACTTCCTACACCAGTTAAACAATCTAATAACAAACCTAATGTTAAACCTTGTAAAGCAGATCAATATAGAAATCCAGGAACAGGTAGATGTGTTAAAATAAAACCTGTTAAGACTGCTAAGCCTGATAAGCCTGTTAAGCCTGCTAAACCTGATAATGGTTCTGCTAAGCCTGTTAAGTCTGCTAAACCTGTTAAACCTGCTAAAACTATTAAAAGTCCTATTAGTCTTATAGGTAAGTATGTAGTATTAGCAGATGATATTACTGGTTCAAAATATTTTAATTTAAAGGATTTAATACACGCAAAAGGTGGGGAGGCTCATACTTTGAATTATGTGAATGATAATGTTTGGGAAAAAATGAATATATTCATAGCAAAAGATATAAAGGCAAATACAGAAAAAATGAAAAAAGCAAAACAATTTAATTTAACAATAATTAAATATGATAAATTTATGAAACTTTATGCAACACCTGATAAGCCTGATGTAAAACCGCAAAATAATACAATTTCTATGCTAGTTATTGGAATGCTTATGAATAAGAATATAACATTTACAGGAATTCGTGATAAAAACTTAGAGGCAGTAATAGAAGCAAATGGTGGAAAAGTTTTTTCAACAGTATCAAGTAAAGTTGATTTACTAATAGCAAAAGATATAAATGCAAATTCAGCATCAATAATAAAAGCAAAACAATTAAATATAGACATTATTCAATACGATATATTAATGCAATATTAAATTAAAAATATAGACTAATAATTATCATAAAACAATTCTATAATTTCTATTGTTTTATTAGTTTTATTATCAATCCAATATTGGATTTGTAGGTTTAATATTTCAATTCTTTCATCCCATTCAGTTTGTTTATGTATTTGCAATACACCTAAACCATTTACTTTCCAACAGGATGATGTCTTAACTCCATTTTTATCAATATAAGAATCTGGGTTAAATCTTATATTTATAATTGGTCTATGTTGTAAATCTTTAGATATTTCCATCAATCTTTTATTCTCACAACTACAATCATAATTAGTATGTTTATTTTCATCTACTTCAACTATTATAATACGATCACCCATATCAAGTAATAAATCTGGTCTGCGTTTAGAACATCCATCTTCTATTTTTTTATCGTGAATCCACGTAAAATCAGGATATTTTTCTTTAATTCTATCTACAACTTCGTTTTCTTTTGTTTTGTAGTTTCTTGATACTTGAATTTCAGGACAAATATTAATACAACAATTTAAACAATAACCGTTGTATTTTGGAATTCCTCTCGTATGACACCAAGACGATTTACATAAAGAAGTACCACCACATTCTTTACATTTATATTTTATAAGATTATGAGGACAAATTGAAGAACCACCGCATTCTTTACAAAATGATTTTTGACGATTATGAGGACAAATTGAAGAACCACCGCATTCTTTACAAGATGATTTTTGACGATTATGAGGACAAATTGAACCACCTTTACATTCTTTGCATCTATATTTTTCACGATTATGAGGACAAAGTTTAGGAATATAACCACATTCTTTGCATCTATATTTTATACGATTATGAGGACAAATTGAACTACCTTTACATTCTTTGCATTGTAATTTTTTACGATTATGAGGACAAATTGAAGAACCACCACATTCTTTACATATTGATTTTTCACGATTATGAGGACAAAGTTTAGGAATATAACCACATTCTTTGCATCTATATTTTATACGATTATGAGGACAAATTGAACTACCTTTACATTCTTTGCATTGTAATTTTTTACGATTATGAGGACAAATTGAAGAACCACCACATTCTTTACATATTGATTTTTCACGATTATGAGGACAAATTGAACTACCTTTACATTCTTTGCATTGTAATTTTTTACGATTATGAGGACACTTAGGCATTAATAAAATATTAATGAACTGTTATCATTTTTATATAGTATATTCAAAATTAAAATACTTTTTAATGATTTAAAAATGATTTTAATAATATATTTTAATTATGACCGGATACATTTATTTATTACAAGAACGAGAGTTTATAAAAACAAAAGAAAATATATATAAACTTGGAAAAACAAAACAAGAAAATCTTAAACGAATTAAAAATTATTCAAATGGAACTGCATTAGTTATACAACTAGAATGTGAAAATTGTGATATTATTGAAAAAAATTTAATAATAATATTCAAAGAAAGCTTTAAACAAAGAACTGATATTGGAACTGAATATTTTGAAGGAGATAAAGATAAAATGCAAGAAATAATTATTAATCACATTAATAATTGTAAAAAAGTTATTATAGATTGTTATAGTTCAGATGAAGAATATATGGATATAGATTAATATTCATAAATCAAAATACTTTTTTAGATATATATTTAATTTTTTATTTAATTTTATATTAAATGTTTCAAAATTATTAATATAACTGTAATCATCATCCTCTTCAATTTTAGTATTAATATCTTTAAAAAAATGTTTTTTATTTTATTAGTTTTACCAAATACAATAATACAAAGGAATTATATTTTAACTTATTATTATAATTAATTCGACATTAATGTATAATTTTTATATTATAATGATTTATAATAATAATGATGATAATATTATTAATATTTTATTAATTTAAAAGTAAAATGAATTTTATATTTCGTGAAACAGAAGAAGAAGAATACAACAGATTATTATCAAAGAGGAAAAAAGAAGCAAAAGAAGCAAAAGAAGCACAGGAATGTCGTGAAAGGTATATGCACAATATAATAGATAAAGGGAGAGAAAGGGAGAGAAAGGAGAGAGAGAGAAAGGAGTATTTAGAAGCAAAATTTAATCCAAAAAAAGATAAAATCAGTATATTACAACCCGATCAACAAAAATGTCGCAATATTATGAAAGATAAATTTGAAAAAGAAAGAAAAAATAAATTTGAAGAAATTATAAAAAAATATTCAAATATTTCATTTGAAGAAGCAATACTGAGATCACACAAACTAACAAGTGTATATTACGAAGATGAATACTTTATAAAAATATTTAAACAATTATCACCACCAAAATCACCACCAAAACCAAAATCTCCATCACCACCAAAACCAAAACCAAAATCTTCACTATTAAAACCAAAACCAAAATCACCACCAAAACCAAAAAGTAGATCTTCACTAGATCCAACAGACCCTAATTATGCATTAGAAATGGCTTTTAGAAATCTTGAAAAAAAACAAGCTAGTAAATCAAAAAGTAAAAATAGGGATTTACGAAACGATGAATTAGAAAAGCTATTTAAAAGAAAATAATTAAATACTTTTTATAAAAAAAATGATATTAACATTTTATTATTTTTATTACTATGAATTACAACGAAATTATTTATAATTCTATCAAAGATTATGAAGATATTTCTAAATGTAATTTCTACGAATTAGCAAAACCTTTTGAATATTATTCAGCTATTATATTAAGTAACGAATATAATAGAAAAATTTATCATTATAATGATTTAGATGTGATTTACAAAGAAGAAAATAATTTATCTAAAAAAGATACAGGTATTGATCTTTGTGATAAACAAGATATTATTGGACAAGTTAAATTAAGATCTAATCCTTTAAATTGGAAAGAAATATCTACATTTGTTGCTCAAATAAATCAATATGATCATACTACAAAGAAAAGATTTATTAAATGGCAAGAACCTATTTTAATTAGAAATAGTTGTTCTAAAGTATCACCAAATTTACAAGAACATTTAAATTTTAATATATGTGTCGATAAACCTTTACAATTAGAAGATTTCTATAATTATTGTAATAATTTAAAAGCTAATCCACCAATTATTGAAAATAACGATGAGATTATTGAAGCTAGAGATTATCAAATAACTGCTATTAATTTAATTAAAGATAATCCAAATAAAAATATATATCTATGTTTGCCTACAGGTTCTGGTAAAACATATGTATTTATTATGAGTATTAAATTAAATAAAAAATATGTTATTCTTGTTCCATTTATAATATTATTAGAACAATGGTATAAAGAAATTATTAAAATAAGACCAGAATTAAAACAATATATTCAATGTTTAGGCGATGGTAATAATACATTTAATAATGATAAATTAATTACAATTACTACTTATAATAGTGTAGAATTGGTAGGTAATTTACAAGATTATGATAGAGTAGTTACAGATGAAGCACATAAAATTGTAAAACCTGAAATATATGAAGAAATAGAAGATGATAAAAAATATCCTACTATTATTAATAATAATATTAATGAAAATAATAATAACATATTATTATCAGCTACTTTAGATAATCCTGATAATGATAACGATTTATATTATAAAGTTGAAATAAGAGATTTAATTAATCAAGGTATTTTAACAGATTATCAAATTAAAATACCAATATTTGAAGATAATGCAAATGATATATCAGTTTGTCAGTATATTGTTAAAAATTATACAAATATGATAATTTATTCAAGTAGTCATAAAGAAGGAATGAAAATAACTGAAACTTTAAATAATATTAGTAAAAATTGTGCTCGTTATATTGATTGTAATACACCAAAACAACAAAGAAAAGATATAATAAAAGATTTTAAGAAAGGTAATATCAAATTTTTAGTAAATGTTCGTATATTAATTGAAGGTTTTAATGCTAAAATATGTAATGGTGTAATTCTATATCATATTAGTAAGAATGATAAAACAATTATTCAAATTGTAGGAAGAGCTTTAAGAAAATATAAAAATA